GCTACCAGCAGCATCTACACCGTGCAGGAGGCTGACGTAGGGGCGAGCCTGTCAGTCAAGCAGATCGAGACGAACATCGCCGGGACAGCCGAGGCGACCAGCAATACCGTTGGTCCTGTGGAAGCTGCATCCCCGTTCACTCCACTTGATTTGTTTGCCTCTAGTGAAGAAGGTGCTTGGTATGAGCCGTCTCAGACCACAGCGTTTCTCAGCACGACTGACCTGACACCTTGCACCTACGGCGGGGCTACGGGTGCCTGTGGTTTCCTGCTGGATAAGTCTCAGGGTGCTGGCTACTCGGGTGGTAGCTTCACTGGGCTTGGTAGTGAGTTGGTTGCGAATGGGGAGTTCACTACTGATGTCAGTGGGTGGACGGGCCATAACGGTGCCGCTTTGTCGTTTGCGTCTAATAAGATGCGGGTTGCTGGAAATGGAAGCAATGTTTTTCCATTTGCTTACGCAAGCATTTCAACCGAAATTGGCAAAACTTACTACTTACAGGCAACAAGTGTATATGTCTCTGGGTCTAACGATAATTTTTATGTCGAAAAAAGCGACGCTGCAACATCCAACGTAAATTCAGTTTCGTTTGGCCCGGGTTCGCCCGCAGGGTTTAAAGGCGGTGTTTTTGTAGCTACAGCAACAACGACATATGTTAAGTTGGTTTCCAACAGCGCCAATGATGTAGTGGACTGGGACAACATCTCCGTCCGTGAACTCCCCGGCAACCACGCCACTCAGACCACATTCGAAGCTCGACCTACCCTTGCCCGTGTGCCTGAAGGTGGGCGTAGGAACCTGCTGGAGAGGACTGAGGAGTTTGATAACGACGATGTTTGGACAAAAACCGGTCTTTCTCCTATCAATGAGGCCTCTGCTACGGCCCCAGATGGGACTCTAACAGCCAATGAGTTGGTGGAAACGGCAACAAACGATTGGCATCGAATGCTTGCCCCCTTTACAGCTGAATCAGGCACTACTTATACCGCAACAATCTATGCGAAAGCGTCGAGCGGTGGCCGATATCTTCAATATATTAACAGCCTTTCTGCCTTTCCATCGGGCTATGCAAATTTTGATATTGATAACGGTGAGGTTGCGACAACAAGCGGTGTGACCGCTACTATCGAAGAATTACCAAATGCTTGGTATCGTTGTAGAGTTACGCAAACTGCAAACGCTACGAGTTCTGCCAATGTTGTTTGGTTGCTTCAGCCTAACGATGCTGCAAGAAACAACCAATACCTAGGCAACGGCACCTCTGGTGTATATCTTTGGGGCGCACAATTCGAAACAGGCTCCTCCGCCACAGCCTACCAGAAGGTCGTAGACCAATACGACATCACCGAGGCTGGGGTTACCTCTCTGGACTACCTGTCGTTTGATGGGTCGGATGACGGGATGGCTACTGCCTCTATCGACTTCACCAGCACGGATGAGATGTCTGTGTTTGCTGGGGTGAGGAAGCTGAGTGATGCGACGACTGGGAATATTGTTGAGTCTTCCGCAAATTTTACCATCAACAACGGCTCATTTGCCTGTTATTACAATGCTTCCATTGACAACTACCAGATTGCGGTGGTCGGTTCTGCCCAAAACCGGAGAAACTATATTACTTATGAGCCACCAATAAGTAATGCTATTACCGCGCTGATTACTACCAACGCGGGCAATTCTTCGGAGGCTATCTCCGCTAGCTTTGATGGAGTGTTTAACGCCGGTTCTTCTACTGTTACTGCGTCGTCAACTGGCAACTTTGGCAACTACCCCCTAAACATTGGCGCAAGAGATGCTGCTGGAACTGACAGCAGTTGGTTCGACGGCAATCTCTACGGCCTAATCGTCCGGGGCGCTACCTCCACCACAGACGAAATCACCAACACCGAAGCCTACCTAGCAACACGCAGCGGGGTGACGCTATGAGACTGACCATCGCAACACCCGCAGCTGAACTGGATGACACCCGCAACCTTGCAGTGGCTCTGGGCTGGATGAACGGCTACACCCCTGCTGAGTGGGAACAGTCCTTCTCCGCGCAATACCAAGACGCACAGGGCGGCATCTACCACATCTCGTCCTTCGAGGCGTCTACGGCTTGGATCGCTGCTGCAACCCAGATGGGGCCTGTGGAGCGTCCTCCCGAGGATGTAGGCACTTGGGATGAAGAGACGCAGGAGTATGGCGCACCCTATGTCGTCAACCTTGCGGGCGCTCGTCGTGCGCAGGACCGTCTGGTTATCTGGCAACCTGCAACACCTGATCCTGAGACTGGTGAAGTCCCTGCCAACCCTGTCCCCCAAGTCGGTGCGGATAAGCTGGTGGCTGTCATTGGCATGAAGGGTCCGGCTGCTCTGACGGCTATGGGCTTGCAGCCAATCCCTATGGAGGTCTGACATGACTGACGAACCCCGCCTCTACGTTTCCATCGAAGGTGGACGTCTACAGGCCATGGTAAGGGCTACGGACCAAGCCACCTTCGACCAGAAGGCTCTGGAGGTAGGTCTGAAGGTCTACACCAACCCAGCACAGCCTGAAGTCCTCGACGATGAAGGCAACGTAGTCACACCCGCTGTGCCAGCCTCTGGGCCTCTTATCCCTGCACCCGGTGTCACCATTACTGAGATCGGGCCACTGGTCCTGACGCCCGGCACATACGCTGAGGACGGCACCGAGATCACCCCGCCGGTCATGGACAACCGCTACCATGTCAACTTCTGGCTATCTCCTGCTGTTGTGGAGCGTGGCCTATGGATGCAGTGGGCCTTGGCTTGGACTGAGAACGGGCAGTCGGGAACTCCGAACCATGCGGAAGAAAGTGTCGTCTACGAGGGCATTGAATTGATTGACCCCCTGACAGTATCGTCACCCTCAAACGTATTACTATAATATTACAAGGAACTCTAGTTCATGCCAACTTGGGATAGACGTAGTTATGAAGTTCCTGATGCTAGACTTGTTCAGGCTGAGAGAGAGATTTACCAGAACTTTGGTGAAGAAGTTTCTATCGACACTAAAGCTAAATCTCTTATCAAGTTTGGTAAGTCTGCTGCCCTTACTACAGGTTCTCTTCAAACTGTATGGACTGTCGGTGGTAATGAGACTTATGTTTCTACTAACTCCATCGACAGCATCTCTTCAAGTTCCCTTCTGGATACACAAGAGATTTACATTGAAGGTCACACCGTAACGGGTACTGGAGAAGACGAGAAGTTCACCTTTGTGTCTTTTGTCGTAACGCTTAACGGTCAGACGAGAGTCCCTTTGCCAACACCTCTAGCTAGAGTGTCTATAGTTTATAATAACAATGGAACACCTCTTGTTGGTCGTGTAGTGGTTTATGAGAATACAGCGCTGACTAATGGTATCCCAACTGATGTAAGTAAGATACATATTGATATTCCAACAGGCCTTCAAGAATCCTTTAAGGCTGCAACCACATTCAGTAATACAGATTATTATATTCTTACTGGTGGGTTTGGTTCTGTAAGTCTTAAGCAAGATGGTTCTGCTGACTTCTACCTTGAGATCAGAGAACCCGGTAAGATTTTCAGACAAGTTGCGGGTGTGTCAGCTACTAACGCTGGTCCTTGGATTATTAATCTAGACCCTGCTGTTGTCATTCCTAAGAACTGCGACATACGGATTAGAGTTGAAACATCAGCCAATAACCTTGTCGTGTTCACTAGCTTCCAAGGCTACCTAGCGAAAGTGATTAACTGATGACGATTGAAGTTCTAAAAGCACAATACGCTAATGACATCTTCACTACAGCCCCAGAAGCTATGTCTCGTTCTTATGACCTTGGTCTGGATGGTGCTATCCACGTACATGAGTATGACGGACAGGCTGTGTACATGCCCGCTGAGAGCCATGAGGACTATCTGGCATCCTATGGGGCTGAAACTGAAGACGAGCCTCTAGACGTGCGTATGGAAGCTCTGAGAGTGGTTATCCAAGAAATCCTAAAGGAAGACGTTCAGAAGGCTGAATATCAGGGTGAGAAAGTCACTCTCAATAAGCCTAGACGTATCCAAGGTGGTAATAAGAAATTTGAAGTCTTCGTACAGGATGGTGACAAGGTTAAGCGTGTAACCTTCGGTGACCCTAATATGGAGATTAGACGGGACGACCCTAAAGCTAGGGCCAATTTCCGCTCCCGACATTCCTGCGACACAGCTTCAGATAAAACCTCTGCTCGTTATTGGTCGTGCAGGATGTGGGAAGCAGATACTTCGGTGAGTGAAATGACTAAAACTGACCTAGAGGGTAAAATCCTCAAGACTGACGACGAACAAAGACTGGTATACGGTTGGGCTTCTGTCGTCACTGAAAAGGGTGAGCCTGTAATTGACCGTCAAGGTGACGTAATTGAACCTGAGACTTTGGTCAAAGCAGTTAATGACTTTATGGAGCATGTGCGGGTCGGCAAGGCTATGCACACGGGGGAACAAGTTGGTGTCGTTGTACACTCTCTCCCTATCACTAAAGAGATTGGTGATGCTCTCGGTATTCAGTCTGACCGTGAAGGATGGGTTGTCGCATACAAAGTATTCGATGATGAAATCTGGGAAATGGTTAAGTCTGGTAAACTAGCGGCTTTCAGTATAGGTGGCCGCGCTATGAAAGAGGAGATTTAATCTTGCCTAACCTCCTTAAAAACTTGCAGCTTGAGGAACTTTCCCTTGTGGATCGACCTGCCAATGCACAGGCAATGGTTAGCCTCTTCAAGCGTGATAACTCCGAAGAGGAAGTTGAGAAAATGACGGATGAAATGGAAGCTAAAGTCAAGGCTTACATGGAAGAAAAAGGTTGTGGTAAACCGGAAGCCATGAAGGCTCTTGGTTACAACGACATGGCTAAGGCTGAAGAAACTGAAGTGGAAGATACCACTGAGGTTGATACCCTTAAGAGTGACCTTGAGCGTCTGACTGCTGAGAACGAGCGTCTTCGCAAAGGTCTTATTGAAGAGGGTTATGTTATTTCCGCTGAGGCCATTGAAAAGAAAGCTCCGGTTGAGATGATTAACGTCGAAGGTGAGATGGTGGCTAAGGCTGACATTCCCGCCCCGGTCCTTAAGGCTCTTGAAGCTGCTGAAGTAGCCAAGAAAGAGCATGAAATTGAGAAAGCTGACATTGAACTGACGAAGAAGGCTGAGGAAACTCTACCCCACTTTGATGTAAATGTCGCTAAGGCTCTCGTCAAGAGTTTCTCTGAAGAAGAAGCAATTATGGCTGCTCTTGTCGCTGCTGATAAGGCTTTCGAAGCTGCCATGCAAGAATTTGGTAAGTCGGATGTTGATGGCGAATTTGCCACTTCTGCTGACAAACTGGACAACCTCGTCAAGCGTTATATGGACGAGAACAACATGAAAAAGAGTGAATACGCTAAGGCATATGCTGCTGTAGCTAAAACCGATGATGGTAAGGCACTCATCAACAAATCCTATAAGGGAGAATAACCATGGCTGTAATGCAGTCCCGCGATACTCGCACTTTCATTGCTGGTGAAGACCTTTCGTCGGCACAATTCAAATTCGTAACTCTGGAATCGGATGGTCAGGTTGATCTTGCAGATGCTGCTGGTGAAAACGCTATCGGTGTTTGCATCGTTGGTGGTGCCGCTGGTGCTGCTGTGACCGTTGTGGTCTCCGGTTCTGTTATGGTTACTGCTGGTGGCACTATTGCTGCTGGTGCTGCTATTCAAACTGATGCCTCTGGCGATGCACTGACTGCCGCTACGGGTGATGTCGTGCTGGGCTATGCCCGTGAAGCTGCTGTGGATGGTCAAATCTTCGAGATTGAGCTTATCCAAGGCGGCAACGTAGTAGCTTAATTAGAAATAAGGAAATAATTAGATGCCTATGCTGACCCCCTCGCAGGTCCATATTGACCAGCCGCTCTCTAATCTGACCCTTGCCTATGTGCAAGAGCAGTCCAACTTTATTGCTGACAAAGTATTCCCCACTGTTGGTGTGGATCGTCAGTCGAATAAGTACTACATCTACGACCGGGCCAATATGAACCGTTCCGGTGATGTTAAGAAGCTGGCACCCCGTACGGAAGTTAACCGTATTGGTCTGTCGCTTTCTAACGACTCGTACTTTGCAGACGTTTATGGTCTGGGTATGGACTTCGATGAGCAGACTATCGCTAACGAAGATACCGTTCTGGAAACTCGTTCCGCTGGTGCCCAGACGCTTGTTAACCGTCTTCTTATCCATCGTGAACAGCAGTTTGCTTCCACCTTCTTTGCTACCTCTGTTTGGGGTACTGAGTACACTGGTGTTGCTAACGCTGATAACGACACTGCTGCTGAAGTGACCCAGTGGTCGGATTACACTAACGCAACTCCAATTGCTGACGTTACTCTGGCTCGTCGGACCATGCAACTTAAGTCGGGTGGCTTC